GGGTTCGTGCCATTGATGTGGACAAAGACTTATTCAAGGGCGGTAAGCCAGACATCATGGGAGATCTTGCTGATCAGCTTCGCACCTTGTCCAAGTCAAAAGCAGACAAGCGTATTAGTTACATCATTTACGATGGACGAATCTGCTCCAGCATCCTTAACTGGAAGTGGCGCAAGTACACAGGGGCTAACAAACACACTAAGCACATGCATGTTAGCTTTAAGAAATAAGCTGACTATGATGGTGATTTTTTTAAAGTACCTATGTTAGGAGCATCTAATGGATAATCTACTTTTCATCATTGCTGGCATTCTTGGTGTTGCTGCTATTCCTGCACTACGCCAAGCAATTAAATCATATCGTGCCCGGAAGTCAGCAGGAGACATTATTGTCGATGCGCTAGAAGCAGCGATCGATGAGGTAGATAAGAAGTGAGCCAGGCAGATTTCTTTCAGCTCTACATCGCCACATTAGTAACACTTGGTGGATTGTCAGGCTTTGTCATTACTCATTTACTAGCTGAGATTAAGCGACTGCATGCGCGTGTCGATGAGATCTATAACATACTCTTAGAGCGATAATTTAATCATGGCAAGAAAAGAGACAAGAGCCCTAGAGGAGCAAGGCTACTCAAAGCTCGATGCTTACTGCATTGGATTGCATGAGTATTACAAGTCTTTACGCAAAGCGGGATTCTCCGAGGGCATCACTTTATTCATGATTACAGATGTTCCCTCTTATCCGCGTTGGATCTTGCCTGATCCAGTCGAGCCAGAGAAGTTCGGCGATTACGAAGATGAGGATGATGACTAAACGCAGATACCTGGTGATCTCGGATCTACAGATTCCATATCATCATGAGCAAGCCGTTAAGAATCTTATTAAGTTAGTTAAGCGCGAGAAGTTCGACTTAGTTCTCAACACAGGCGATGAGCTTGATATGCAGAGCCAATCAAAGTGGGCTAAAGGCACACATCTAGAGTATGAAGGGCAGCTAGATTATGATCGAAGTCTCGCTCAGAACATCCTCTGGGATCTCGGCACTACCGACATCACTCGATCCAACCACACCGATCGTCTATACCACACTCTCGTTAGAGGAGCTCCTAGCCTCATCGGACTTCCAGAACTCGAGTATTCCCGCTTTATGGGTTTCTCCGACATGGGGATTCGTTTTCATAAAAAGCCCTTTGAGTTCCATAAAGGCTGGGTCTTAGTCCACGGAGACGAAGGATCAATGAACTCCAATGCTGGACTTACAGCTCTTGGCTTGGCTAAGAAGTTCGGTAAGTCGGTAGTCTGCGGACACACTCACAGGGCTGGCATCAGTGCCTACACAGAAGGCTTAGGAAGCCAATACAGGACTTTATGGGGCTTAGAGGCAGGAAATGTCATGGACAAGAAGAAAGCCTCTTATCTCAAGGCTGGGAGTGCTAATTGGCAGATGTCAGTGGCAGTTATTGAGACACACGGAGATCGTGTCAGCCCATTTCTAGTGCCCATTAACAAGGATGGTTCTTTCACGCTTTACGGCAAGTTATACGCCTAGATCGTTATCAATCCGTTACCTAAATGTACTGGATTCGTCTGACATTTATGTCACACTAACTCTGTAAGCCAGTCAAGGGCACTGGATACAGATAGGAAATAAGATGAGTTTAGAAATGCCAACGATTGTGCTGCTTTTAGTAGCTAATGCTTTATGGTATTTAGTAGGGTGGGCTAAGGGCTTTAACGAAGGCAAGCGCGAGGGGCTAATCGTGGCTAAGTCATTTCAGCGAGTGACAACAGATGCGCGCTAATGAGATCCTACTTACCGCAACAGACACAATCCGTGATCGTGGGTTATCGTATGGTCACCCTGCGGATAACTTGCAACACACCGCAATGCTCCTCAGTGCATACCTACAGACACCGATCCACGATTATCAAGTCGCAGGGATCATGGTGCTCGTTAAACTTGCAAGGACTAATCAATCAGCCCAACACATCGACAACTGGGTCGATCTATGCAGCTATGGCGCACTCGCAGGACAACTAGCAACAGAGGAGAATGAACTCTATGTTTAATTTAGCCGATTACGAACCAGTCGAGGTGAGACTTGAAAAGTTTATTAAGGATTATCCAACATTTCGCATTGCAACAGAGCTTGAAGTGGTCGAGGCAACTCGATACATTGTTAAGGCGTATCTATTTAAGGATGCTAGCGATGGCGTTGCGTGGGCAACAGGGTACGCTGAGGAAACAGTTACTAGCCGAGGCGTTAATCAGACTTCAGCACTGGAGAATTGCGAGACTTCAGCGATCGGCAGAGCACTTGCAAATGCAGGTTATGCGCCTAAAGGAAAGAGACCAAGCCGAGAAGAAATGACAAAGGTAGTAGCTGCTAAGCCAGTTAAGCCACCTATTCAAGAGGTCAAGGCAGATGATCAGGATTACTGGACAACTCCAGTAAATGAATACAACAAAGTCGTGGATGCGCCTGTCACACTTGACAAAGCGATGGAAACAGTCACTGCAATTATGGGAACACCAGAAGCCGTAGAAGCACCATCATGCGAGCATGGACATATGCAATGGCGTGAGGGTGAGAAGAATGGAAAGGCGTGGGGTGGCTACTTCTGCAACTCAGCCATTTCATCAGCTCATCGATGCCCGACTAAGTGGTACACACTCGGATCAGATGGAAAGTTCCAACCACAGAAAGCGAGAGTTTAATGGGAAACATCGGAATCAAGATCAATGGCGAGTGGGTAGATCTACTGTCTGCATTCGTGCCATGTCAGCTCTGCAATGAGCCAGTCCAGATCAGAGACTTAGAGGACATATCTTCAGATTCTGTCAATGGTGTTGTCACATGGCAATGCGCTAAGTGTAAGGCTGTCAATGGCTAAGTACTTTATAACTAAAGCTCACTATCCATCAGCCAGATACGACTTTAGCGGATATGGTGGTGTCAATAACTGCACTCAATGCGATGCCTTTCATCATGTTAATGAATATGTAAGAGATGATGGCTTAGTTGTCTGGTTCTGTACCAAGTGCGAGGACAAGCTAGAGCTGTGAGCGGATATATGCCACCTTCAGCCACAGACAACTGGGCAACACCTAAAGATCTATGGGAGCAAGCTAATGGCTTTCATGATTTCGAGTTGGATGCAGCAGCTAGTCTGAGTAATCATCTATGCAATGAATGGTTCGGATTGGATCATCCAGACGAGTCTAGGCGCGATGGATTGTCAGGTCAATGGGTTGGTCGTACCTGGGTTAATCCGCCTTATGGTCGTGGCATTTATGACTGGGTAAAGAAAGCAGCTTTACATGATGATCTTGTCGTGATGCTTTTACCATCAAGGACAGACACTAAATGGTTTCATGAGTTCGTTTATCCTCATGCAGATTTACAGTTCATTAAAGGCAGACTAAAGTTCGGTGCTGGTATCAACCCAGCTCCATTTCCTTCGATATTGGTCACATTTAATGGCTAGTCAAGCAAGGAAACACAGAGGTTTCCGCACAGAGCGTGTTGTCGCACAGTACCTATCGACTGTCTGGCAAGGCGCATGTGTGGGAAGGGGTAGTGGCAAGGATATTGTTAATGTGCCGTTCGATGTTGAAGTCAAAGCCCGCGCTGGATTTCAGCCTCTTGCCTACATTAAACAATTAAAAGCTCGAACAGCCATTTCGGGGGAATTAGGCTTTGGGGTTATCAGACTCAATGGACAGGGTGAGGATGCGCGTGAGTATGCCGCGATAATCCGACTTGAGGATCTCTTGCCACTACTTCAATTAAGATATGGTCATATTACTAGCGAACCCACAGAAGCAGACATTGACCGCTGCACAGCCTGTGGGTCTTACATGATACAGAGGTGCTTAACATGCCAGCCTATGACTACCGATGCAACCAGTGCAATCTCAGTCAAGAGATTACCCACGGATGGCACGATCGACCAATGATTCCATGCACTTATTGCAATGAGCCAATGGTCAAGGTTATAGCTGCTGCACCAGCACACTTTAAGGGTAAGGGCTTCTACATAACGGATAAATAGTTATCCACAGAAGTTATCCACAGCCGGTGATTAGGAGGAACTATGAAACGAAACACCGCTCTGAGCAGGACTTTTAGTAATAGATTTGACAGCGATGGTACGCTAACGGCGCAGAGCCTCTCAAAGGCTCACCGCGAGCCCCTAAGGGGCGTAGCTCGCGGGGTGCTAGTAGCTATTGGGATAGCTCTATGCATCATGCCTGAAGCAGGTGGATCTAAACCAATGCAATATGTAACATATAAAGAATTCGCTTATCATCAATTAGGTTATAACTTAAAGCAATATAAATGTTTAGCAATACTCTATGGTAAAGAATCAGCATGGAATCCTAAAGCCAAGAATGGTAGTCATTATGGAATACCTCAAGGCAGATCTATATATCTATCTAAGGTTGATGGTTATAAGCAAGTACAATGGGGATTGGATTACATAGCACACCGCTATGATGCAGACACATGTAAAGCATTAGATCATTGGAAGGCTAAGGGATGGCACTAGACAAGCTGAACAGTAGGCGTTATCGCGAGCAGCGCGAACGCGTGTTCATGCGCGATGGTCGCTTCTGCCAGATATGTGGAACAGACGAGGGCGAGATGCACATCGACCACATAATTCCACGCAAGGCTGGTGGCGATCACAGTCTGGATAATCTTCGAGTTCTGTGCAAGTCATGCAACCTGCGCAAAGGTGCGCTCAATGATGGGGTTTTTTTATCTAAGACGGCTACCCCCCCTGTCTTTCTCGAC